CGGGGGAACGGGATTTCTTCTTCACGTCTCTCTCGGCTATCTGTGAGCGTTTCAGCCCTGAACAAATCGGGTGCAAGGTCAGCCGCCTTTGGAACATCGGCGTTTCAGACGGCAACCCATACACGGGGGCGAAAACAACCGTGACCCGTGAACCGCTTCACACGAAAAGGCAAAATAAAGCCCGTACAGCGTGTTTTATTTCGTCAGATGATAAATTACACCAATGACGGGAGAAAAGCCGTCAGCGGGGCTAAAAACGGGCAAATCGGGCTTATTTCGGGTTTAAGCGCAACTGCACTTTCAGCCTAAACGCCCGCTTTTGACCCTCCGAGACAATAAATCGAGCTTTTTCCCGTTATCTCAGTAAAAGGGCTTATCTTTGCCCCGTGACCTGATAAAAATCAGAACTTAGTTTCGATTTCGGGGTCAAAAGGCGATTGCGGCTCTATGTCGGGCGATAATTTTCCAAGTGAATAATTACACCAAAGAGAAAACTAAAGCCCGTGTGCGTCAAATTCGAGAAAAATAACTTATAACGGGATATTCTACGAGAAAACCTGTGTTTAATCAGAGAAAACGTATGAAAATACCAAAAATCATTCAAGAGAAAGCCGACAAAGAAGGATGGAATAGTGTCGGATTTATTGGAAAGCGAAGAGGGAAAGACGCTTTCGCTGTGGGATATGTTGATGAAAACGGGGAAGCCGTTCCAACGGGTCTTCCCGTGATTTATCTTTTTGACGGGAAGACCGTTGAAACAGTTTATGGAGAAGAGGCTTTAGAATTACTTTGAAGCCTTTTTGAAACGTTCTGAGAATTTGGGGTTAATGATTTTATCGTCAATTCTCAGAACGCTTAACTTTACGGGGACGGCACTCTTCATAAACCCGTTGAACGTTTTTGAAGAGCCGTGTTTCCCTGACTGAGGGTCAAACCATAAAAGATTGCCGTCTTTCTGCCTTTCAACAATCATAACGTGCGCTCCTCCGTCACGCCCTCGCACAGATTTCCATTTCAGATAAAGCTCGTAACGCCCTGTCTCTTTTGTTGCGCCCTCAATAAAGCCAACCTTGGCGGTTATCGTGTCACGCAACACGGACGGGCGGGTCTTTATTGGGCGTGAGCCGTCAGGGTTGAGAAAGCGGTCGTTCCATGTCAGATTATTCTTCGGACACCAAACTTTATAAAATTCATCGTTCTTATTCGGTAAGGCTTCAACTGGGAAACCTCTGCGCCTTAACTCATAAGTCATTGTGCAAGTCTGACAGTTAATCAAATACCCCTCCGCCTTTGCGTCAGGATCAGAAAAATGCGGGTTGCCTTTCAACTCGTCAGCCTCTGTGAAATTCATTATCTTGCCTTGCATCACGGGGAGGGTTTGGTCTAACTCTCTGATGTTCTTCAAGACCTCAGGCGTGAAGTCAGCGTACTTCTTGTTAAATCTCATGGCTGCTTCATATTCAGCATAAGTTTCATACGGCGTTTTCAGGGCGTACAAGTTCTTGTAGCCCTTTGGCAAGTATTTCTCGTTGTCGCTGATGAAATAAGGCACAGACGTGCTTCTTTTCGCCCTCTCTTTATTGTCTTTTAGCCAATCTTTGAACTCCTGAGGTACGTCCGTTACAGTGTTCACGCTTTCTTTCAGAGGTTCTTCGCCTTTGAGCAGCCTTTCGTTGTCACGCATCATTTCTTCCTCTGTCTTCAAAATTGGTTCAGCGTGACAGCGGCAATGAGGGTGCAACCCAGTGAACTTGAAGTCCTTTGGGTAACAGCCTTGACCCTTGACAGCCTTGCTCCCCACGGGTGCGCTCAGTTCATCGCAGATGTCCTCCACGGGGTGGTTGTTGCTTCTGACAACACGAATGCCGACAACAAAGTCAAGGTCTTGCCAACGGGCAAAGTCAGCCGACCGATATGCGATGTTTGTCTCTGTTGCTGCGAGGCGGCGGGCGTTCTTATATGAGCTTCGGTACACGCCACGCCCAGGGTGGAAAGCCGCCGCACGCTTTGACAAGACCAACTGCCCGTGTTCGTCCCTGACACGGCGAAAGAGCATGTCAGGGTGTTGAAGAAACAGTTGCAAGTCTTTTTGAAGACGTTCAGCCGCCTTGCCGCTTCTCAGACCGATGTCAAGCCCGAGTTCGATTTCCTCTTTGAACTGATTTGTATATTTCCAAACTCTGTCAGAGAGGTTCAAGCCCTGAACCTTGCGGGCGAGAAATGCGTCACGGGCTTCTTCGTTGTTCTTGAAGTATCGGCGATATTGAGCGTTTGAGAGCTTGCCCACGTTATCGCCGAAGACCTGACGGCACAGCTCGTTGTTCTTGTTGTTGGCGAGCGTCCATTCATGGTTCACGCCGTTCACTATGACAGCCGACAACCCGCTTTTTAGGCTCTCTAAGAGACTTTCGAGCCTTTTGCGTGTAATTGGATAGTCAGAGAAAGAAAAGAGCCGTGTCGGGTCTAAATCACGGATAGAAAGCCCAAGGGCAGCGGCTTCCTTGACCGCCGCCCTGTATATAGCGTCAACCTGACGCTCGTAGGCTGTCAGGTTGCGCAGATGCTGTTTGTCGTATTTATTGAGTGCCATTGTCTCTCAGAATAAATTTATCACATTGAAAGTCATTCAGGAATTTGCACCACCGCCCGTGTTCTGTCTTTTCATCATGAGGGCAGCGGCACAAAATCAAATGACCGTCAAGAGCCTTGCTGTGCCAATCATAACTGTGACGGCAGTCACGGCAGCGGTATTTCGGCTGCTCAGGCTTCTTTCTGTTCGGGGGTCTTCTTGTTGGTGCCATGCTCTCACGTTATTCTGTCGGTTCAAACACGTCCACCGTCTTCTGATCCTGAATTTCTTTCAGGGTGGTGTCCACATCGTCACTCTCGCCGAGACGTTCAATGCTCTCACGTTGTGACATGATAGGCTCGCCGCCGTTCACAGACATGAGGTAGTTCGCCAAGTCTTGTTTGTCTGTGATGGCGAAAGGCGTGACAACGGTCTCAACGGGGAGAGCGTCAATGTCGGCGGCGTAAGCCTCTCCAAGAGCAATCTTCAAGAACGCTTTAACGACATTTATTTCACGGTCAAAGAACTCAATCAAACGACCGCTTTCGTCTTTGACTTTGAGCTGCGCATCAATGAACATTTGTTTGCGGCTCTCACCTGAGAGGGCTTGCTGCGACATCTTCTCGTATGACCAATCAGGCAACTGCAGCTGAGTGAAGAAAAGGTTTCTCAGGGTGTCGACATGGTATTTCAGGCTTTCAGTCGCCTGTTGCCATGTGACGTATTGAGCCGTTGAGCCTTTCGGATATTGCATGACGCTCTTCGCCTCTTCATTTGAACTTTTCTCATCGCCGAACTGAATAATATCATCGGCGAGAACAACGAAGATAGGCTTTGAGTTTTCACGGAGATAATTGCCGTTTCTTGACAGCGACCATTCAATCTCATAGACGGTCTTTGACGTGTCCTCCCATATCGGGGTCGGTCTCCACATATAGATGCACGGTATCTTTAACAAAGTTATCTGTTCATCTTCAATGACAGCCCACTCGCCGCTCTCTGTTGACCATTTGATGTGGCGTGTCGCAGTATAGCAGTCAAAGTACTGAACGGTCTTCTTGCCGCTCTTACGGGTGTAAGCCACTGACATGGCTATCATGTCGCCGTATTCATCAAAGAGCGGGTAAAGGTCATCGCCGAGCATAGGGGAGAAGTTGCGGCAGCGGAATTTCAGGTTTGAAGAGAAACCGTAGGTCGTGTGCTTCTGTTCAACGGCGTACCATAGCGTCATAACTTCACAGCCCGCAAAGAGCATGTTGCAGCGTTCGATGTTCACGCTGTCAATGCGGTTCTTGTCAAATATCTTTTCAAGATAGTTCGCCACTTCTTTCTGACGGTCATTCTCAGGGCTGTAAACACGCTTCACGGGTATGCCCGTAACAAGTTCTGTCATGCGCTTTACGGCGAGCCGCTGCAAGTCACACGTCACACGGGTTACCTCCTGAATGCCGCTGTCCGTGACAATATCAGGGTATTTGGCTTTGTTCATAACAGGGTGCTTTGTCGGGTCAAATTCTTGAATGAGACCAAAGCGACCACGCCACAATGGGACGTTGATAGTCTTCTCTTTCAAAAAGGCTATTTTCTGAGCCTCTGTCCTGAGTGAGGCAAGGATTTCTTCGATAGTCATTTTCTTTGATGATTTATTTGTTAAACTTGAATTATCTGTGTACCATGCGAGCGATACGGCTCAGGTCAATGCGGCGGCTTCCTCTGAGCGGATAGAACGTGTTCGCGAAAGCGTCAAACTTATCGGGGCTTCGTCCGAGCCTCTTCTTGATGTCTTCTTTCGGCTCAATGTATATGCGCCCGTCTGACCTGAAAGACCATTTTATTTCTGTCGCCTCTTCATCAAACTGAGGGTCAGGCGGCAGCATGGCACCCGTCTCGTTCTTCGGGTTCAGCCAATCACGCACAGCCCAAAAGAGATACGCCCTCATGTTCAGAAACTCATACTGACCCGTTGTGTCGGTCAGGTTCTTGCCGTTGAAGCCTTTCGCTCCCTCTGAGTATTTGCAACTGATGATGTAATGAGAGTTCTCACGCCGTTCATTCTCAACACAACGGGAGAACACGCCCGCACCCTCGCCGATTGTGTCAATGCTGACGTACATTTCAATCTCATGTCGGCGGCGGTCTGTGATAGCCCCCGCAATCTTCATGTGGTCAGCCGAGCCGCCGCTGTTGTGTGTCTTGAACTCAGAAGCCCAACAGCCCTGACGCTCAACAAAGCAAGTACAGTCTCGTCCCATGCCCGCAACGTCAACGCCCATGATCCGTGGCTCTGTTGTGACGGGTTGCCGCCCGTGAGCCTCTTTCCAACGCTGATGAGCGATTTCCAACCACTGTTCAGGGATAAGAACGTCTTCGCCCACCTTGGGGAATTTACCCAAGACTTTCTTTCTGAACAGGTCTTCGGGGCGATACCACTTGCCCTCAAACTGAAAGTCGTCAAACTCTGCCGTGGCTTCTTCTTCTCTGATTTCAGTACACCAGTTCGCCAACTTGTCTTGAACCCACTCATAGTCAACCTGACCCGCAATGACGGTCTTTTTCTGAACGATGTTCGGGGCTGTCAGGCTGTTCAGACGGTATTTGTGCCAACGGTCTCCTTTCTGAGAGCGGGCAGCGTAGCCGACTGTTGTGTTGGGGTTGAAGACAATCAAGATGCGTGAGTCGCCTTGCAAGTTACCCTCAATAGCCCCAAACGTATCATCGCCGATACCCGTTGCCTCGGTAACGACAAACATTGTATGAACGGCGTGAAAACCTGACCACGCTTCATGGTTGTTCTCGTCAGCCTTGAAGCCCGTCAGAAACCATTCATCGCTTTCTGTTCTGATGTCATAAGCGTTCAAACGCCCTGGCAGTTGTATGCCTCTTGCCTTTGCTCTGTTATAAAGGCGGCTAATCTCAGGCATCATGATGTTCTTTACCTGACGGTCGGTCGGGGCTGTC